TAGTAACAACGGTTCTGCTTACGCAGCAACTTATACAACAAATGATATAATTGGAATAGCAGTTGACTTAGATAACAATAAATTATATTTTTCAAAAAACGGTGCTTGGGCAAATGGTTCTGGTGCTTGGGGAAGTTCAACATTTGATGCCGCTGTTGGAGCTATTACTATTGCTGCTCCTACTACAACTCAAGAACGTTTTTATTTTTTTGGTGTAGATGCATATCATTATACTCCAAGATATAACTTTGCAGCTAATTTTGGTAATGGATTTTTTAATAGCACAGCAATAACTAGTTCAGGAAACAACACAAGCGGAATAGGACTATTTGAATATGATGTTCCAAGTGGATTCACCGCTTTATCAACAAAAGGATTAAACTCATAATGGCATATAGTACAATTACAAAAGGTTCAGTGCACTTTAATACGAAAATTTACACAGGGACAGGAAGTTCTAATGCACAAACTGGTGTAGGATTTCAACCTGATTTAACTTGGATAAAAGATAGATCAGAGGGTAATTGGCATAATCTATATGATGTTGTTAGAGGAGTAACAAAAAGAATTTTTTCAAATACTAATGGTGCAGAGGAAACACAAGCACAAGGTCTAACAGCTTTTGGAACGGATGGGTTTACTGTTGGTAGTAATGTTGATGTAAATAAAAATGGTAATAATTATGTAGCATGGAATTGGAAAGCTGGTGGCTCAGGCACAACAAATAATGATGGTTCTATACAATCGACTGTTTCAGTAAACAACACAGCAGGATTTAGTATTGTAAAATATACTGGGTATGGAGGGACATCTACAGTTGGACATGGTATGAATGTTGCACCAACTTTATTAATAAATAAAAATATTGAAAGTGGTTCTACAAGTTGGTTTGTTGGAGGTTGGGGTGATTTTACAAAAAGAATGAAACTTGAAGGAACTAATGATTGGGCAGCTAATGTAGTATGGAATAATACAGCACCTACTAATCAAGTTTTTAGTTTAAATGGTAGTAATGCTAATAGTAGTGGACAAGATTATATATGTTATTGTTTTGCAGAAAAAGCTGGTTATTCTAAATTTGGAACACTTGAATCAGTAGGTAATGATAGTGGTACTTTTACTTATTGCGGATTTGCTCCACAACTAGTTATGGTAAAGCCAATAATCTCTGATAATTGGTCTAATTGGTATGTGTTTGATAGAAAAAGAGATACGCATAATTTAAGTGAAAATCCATTGTTCTGGAATTTAGCAACACGAGAAAATTATTATGGTGGTTCACCAGCATCTAACTATGATCAAATAGATATCACTAGCACAGGATTTAAAATTCGTAGAGATGGAAACTGGGGCGCAGGTGGTTCTGGTGCAGATTTAAATTATATGGCTTTTGGCCAAACTATAGTTGGCTCAAATAATATTCCTGTAGTTGCGAGGTAATCTCGCATGTATTTCGGTGCTACACCCTTTTCAGCATCAGCCTTTTCAGATGTAGGCTTTAATCCTAATGCTTTTGTAGCGGCTCAAGGTATACAATTAAATGTAACAATTGGTAACTCTACAATATCTGGAGATGCTAATTTTTCAGTAACAGGTAAACGTGTAAATATAGGTACAAGTGATGTAACTATTGTTGGTAAAGCAAGACAAGTATTAACAGGTCAAGGTTTTGAAATAGGTATAGGTGATGCACAAGCATCAATACCTATAGATGTTCCAGTAACTGGTAATGGTTTTGAATTAAGTAACGGAACTGTAATTACAAAAGCTGGAGCTAAACCGATAATTACAGGAAACAGATCAAACATTGCTACTGGTAATGTAACGATTATTGGTAAAGCTAATCTATCTGTTACAGGAAACAGAGTAAATATAACAATTGGAAACGCAGTAGCAAAAGCAAATGCAACTGCTATAGTAACAGGTAAGAGATTTAATATATCAACAAGCGATGTTACAGTGCTTGCTAAGGCAAAAGTATTGCCTACTGGTGAGGGTCTTGAAGTAGGAACCTCTGAAGTTTTAATTAGAAAATGGGATGCAGTGCCTACTAATGCATCACAAACTTGGACGGCGATACCTTAATATGTTTTTTGGAGCAACATCATTTGCAGCAACCACCTTCTCTGGAGTAGGTATTCAAAATGTGGTAGTATTACCTAATGGTAGTAGAATCAATATTACCATAGGAAATAGCACTGTTGGGTTTGGAACAACTGTTACAGGTAATGGATTTAAGGTTGCAAATGGCACAGTTTCTGTGATATCATGGAATGACTTAAATCCAAATGCAACAGGGGTGTGGGTCCCAATAGATCCGCTCAACCCATAGGAGAAATATGGCATCGAGTTTTTCGACGAATTTAAAACTAGAGTTAATGACTACCGGTGAAAAGTCCGGAACTTGGGGTACAATAACTAATACCAATCTACAACAATTAGAACAAGCAGCATCAGGTTATATTTCTGTAGACGTTGCATCTAGTGATGTAGCATTAGCCATTAGTAATGGTGCTGTATCAAATGGTAAAAATTTATACTACAAATTAACAGGCACATTAGCTGCTAATAGAAATGTAACTTTACCTGACTCTACTGAAAGAGTAGTTATTGTAGAAGACGGAACAGCTAGAACAACAAATAATTATACACTAACATTTAAAACGGCATCAGGGACCGGGGTAGCATTACCACCAGGTTCTAGATCATTATTATATTCAGATGGAACAAATATAAACAAAGGAATTATTAACAAAGGTTATTATACAGTACCAGGAGCATACACTGCTGTTGATGGTGATCAATTATTAATAGATACATCAGGTGGTGGAATAAGTAGTTCTGTAACTGTCACGCTACCGGCGTCACCAGCAATTGGCAATGAAGTTCATTTTATTGATAGTGGTAATAATTTTAATTCTAACAATTTAACAATTGCAAGAAACGGATCTAATATTTTAGGTGCCGCTTCTAATTTAGTTGTTAGTGTAAACAGTGCAGCTTTTACTTTAGTATATGCCAATGCTACTAGAGGCTGGATCTATAAAGATAAAATATAGGAGCTTTAGATGGCTCTAGTAGAGTATAAATTTCTTCCTGGAATAGACAAACAATCTTCTGACGCTGGTGCTGAAAGCAGATGGATAGATTCTGATAACGTTAGATTTAGATATGGTTTACCAGAAAAAGTTGGTGGTTGGTCATCACTTGTTACAAGTACAATAGTTGGTGTTGCAAGAGCTATGCATGCTTTTACAGATCTAACTGGTAATAGGTATGTTGCAATAGGTACAGATAAATTTTTACTTATATATTTTGAAGGTCAACTATATGATATTACACCACTTAAAACTACTTTAACGTCTGCAACAATTGCAACAACAAATGGTTCACCAACTTGTACAATTACAAAAGCAGGACATGGTTTATCAGTTGGTGATATAATACAATTAGATTCTGTTACACTACCTGGTGGTACAGGTTTTAGTAATTCTGATTTTGAAGATAAAAATTTTCAAGTCATCACAAAAACAACAAATACATTTACGATTACACAATCATCAAATGCATCAGGAACTGTATCAACAGGTGGTAGTTTAAGTATAAAACCTTTTGAACCTGTTGGACCAAGAGCACAAACATATGGTTATGGTTGGGGTGTAACTAGTTGGGGTAATGGTAACTGGGGAGAAGCTGCAGCTGCATCAGACGTTGCACTAGAACCAGGTTTATGGTCGTTAGATAATTTTGGTGAAGTATTAATTGCAACAGTTGCAAACGGAAAAACTTTTACATGGAATGGTGGAGCAGCATCGCCACTTACAACAAGAGCTTCAACAGCTACAACAAATTTTCAAACAACAAATAATCCAACAGCAAGTAGAATTACACTTGTGTCACCAACAACAAGACACTTAATACATCTTGCAACAGAAACTACAATTGGAACTTCAACAACACAAGATGATATGTTTATAAGATTCTCTGATCAAGAAGCGATTAACACATACGCACCAACTGCAATCAACACTGCAGGTACACAAAGACTACAAGATGGTACAAAAATTGTTGGCGCATTAAAAGCTAAAGAAACAATTTTGATATGGACCGACAATGCTTTGTATACAATGAAATTTGTAGGTGCACCTTTTACATTTGGATTTGAACAAGTTGGTACTAACTGTGGATTGATAGGTAAGAATGCAGCTGTTGAAATAGATGGTATTGCATTTTGGATGTCACCTAAAGGATTCTTTGCTTTTGATGGTACAGTTAGATCTTTACCTTGTACTGTTGAAGACCATGTGTTTGAAAATATTGATACTACAAAAGGTCAACAAGTAACAGCAGGATTAAATAATTTATTTACAGAAGTTACTTGGTACTATCCATCTTCTGGATCTGAATACAATGATAAGTATGTTGTTTATAATTATGGTGAGTCAGCACTAACTAAAGTACCTGGTGGTGTATGGTATACAGGAACAGAATCTAGAACATCATGGGTTGACGCAACTATATATCCAAAACCTTTTGCAACCAAATATGATGTAAATTCTTCTGGAACATTTCCAACAATAGTAGGTCAATCGGGATTAGGTCAAACTACTTTATTTGAACACGAAGTAGGTACAGATCAAGTTAATCCTGATGGTACAACTACAACAGTTACATCTTTTATTAAATCATACGATATAGATCTTGAATCAAGAATGAGAAGAACGGCTATGGGTGTATCTGCAGGTGGCGCTGTAGCAGGTGAGTTCTTTTTAGCTTTACGAAGATTTGTACCAGATTTTAAAACACTAGCAGGTAATTGTAAAATAAGTTTGGGTATAAAAAGATATCCACAAGATAGTCAAATAACAACAGCGTTAAGTCCTTTTACAATTACATCTTCTACACTTAAAAAAGATACAAGAGCAAGAGGTAGATTTTTAAACTTAAAAATAGAAAATGATGCAACTAGTGAATCTTGGAGATTCGGCACATTAAAATTAGATTTACAACCAGATGGTAGAAGATAATGGCAAAGATAACAGTTAGAATACCAGAACCAAAAGAAGAATATGATTTCTCTAACCAAAAACAGATTAATAGAACATTGACATCAATAGTAGAACAACTTAATTCTACATATTTAAATCAACAAAAAGAGGAGCAGGAAAGATTTACCTGGTTTATAGGTGGCTAATATATACACAAACGTAAAAGCAGATCTAACAACTAATAGTAATACTACTATATTTACAGTACCAGCATCTACTACGGCTATTGTAAAGTCTTTTATAGTATCAAATGACTCTGGATCTAATGATAATATAGAAATACAGATATCTGACGTATCAGATGGTATATTTAATCTGTTTAAAAGCGAGACTATTAATGCTAATAGTACAGTAGATTTATTAACAAATCCGTTAATTTTAACGGAAAACGAAAAGATAAAGGTAACTGCAACTACAGCAGATAGATTGCATGTTATCCTATCTATGTTACAATTAAACAGAGATTAATTATGGCATTTAAAGAAGAAGGATCGATAACATATATAACAGTAGACGGTAAAAAAGTACCTGTTGTAGAATGTGAGGCCGAGATAGTATTAAGAAATACTATAACAAATCAAGAATATAATTCAGATAAAGAAGCAGAAGACGATATTGCAAATCCTGATACGGCAACACAAAAAGAACACGTAACAAGATCTGTAAAAATTAAAGTAGCAAAGATGCCACCGATAGGTGCATCATCAGATAAGGATGAAGAATAATGTCAATATTTGCAGCACCATCATTTTATAATCAAGCTGATCAAAATATATTTAATCAGGGTGATCGTTTTATAACACAGGAAAGATTTAGATTAGGAGATCCTATACAAAGAAATATAAGTTTTGATTCTGGTATAACAAACACTGCAGCTGCAGCACCTTTTATATTACCAATAAATCAAGGCGGTGGTGGCGGAGATAGAGACGATAGAGAGGATCCTACTGCTCCTGAAGATCAAAGTACAACCGCAGATGATTTTGGTTTTGGTTTAGAAGGCGACGATCCTACAATGAATATGACCGAGGAAGAAAAAGAAGCTATTGATGCTTACAATAACCCTGGTATTACAAAAGGTATGTTAGGTACAATTGGTGCTACTATGTTTGGATTTATGAATCCTATAAGCGCAATGTTTAGTTTAAATTATCAAAGAAATAAACAAAAAGAAGCAGCTATGGAAGAAGCAAGAGCAGCAGCTACAAAGGCAAGAGCAGCAGCAAATAAAGCTGCAGCTGCACGAGGAGATATGAGAGGTGGTTATCAGGCTGGTTTTGATAAAGATTTTATGGAAGGACCTTCTGGACCAGCTGATGCTGGACAAGAAGCAAGTTCACCAGGTTCTACAGGACCAGGTGGTTCTGATTCTATGGGTTCATTTGCTTATGGTGGTAGAGTACCTTACATGATGGGAGGACTAGCAAACCTAGTTGATATATATGATTGATTATAACAACAAAACACGATACAAAGAGGATTTAGACTAAATTATGGCAATATCTAGAATGCAACAACCGAGACAATTAAGAGGAAATGGTGGTATTTTAACACTAGAAGACGCTAAAAAAATGGCGCCTCCTGGTGAGTCATTAGCATATATTAATAAAGATGAGGCTAAGTTATTAAAATCCATAGGTGGTGCTGGTGAAGATGTTAATGGCACTGGTATTAAATCATATTTTTTTAAAAAAATTTTTAAAAAAGCTAAACGTGCTGTAAAGAAAGTAGCTAAATCACCAATAGGTAAAGCTGCTCTATTAGCGGGAGGTGCATATTTAGCAGGTGGGTTTATGCCTGGTGGTGGTGGATTTACTGGAGGTCTTTCTAATTTTAGTAATTTTGGAAGAGGTGTTGGTAGTTTATTTAATAAAGGTTTTACAAGAGGTAAAGGTTTATTTGATAAAGGTAATTTATTAGCAGGATTAGTAAGAAACCCTGAAACAGGTGAATTTAGTTTAGGTCGAACAGCACTAACAGGTTTAGGGGCTGCTGGTATACTTGCACCATTTTTAATGAAAGGTGGAGATGAAGAGGAAGTAGAACCAGAAACACCATTTACACAAACACCAGATAGTATTGCAAGTATAGTTAACATGGCTAGACAACAAGATCCAAGTTTAAGATTTTTACCTAAACCAAAATTTGTAGATAATTTTTATGCTGCTGATGGTGGTATAGCAAGAATACCAATGCAAGAAGGTGGTATGATGGACATGGGTGGTTTAGAAAAAGATTATAGAGAAGGTGGTTTTGTACCAATAGGTGAAGAAGAAAGAGCTGACGATGTACCTGCAAGATTATCTAAAAACGAATTTGTATTTACAGCAGACGCTGTACGAGCTGCAGGCGGAGGTGACATAGATAAAGGTGCTGAAGTTATGCAGAACATGATGGATAACCTAGAAGCAGGTGGTATGATATCTGAAGAATCGCAAGGCATGAACCCTGCGCAAGAGATGTTCAATCAAGCACAAATGTTGGAGGGTAGATTAGCATAATGGCATTACCTGATTATTTAAAAGATACATCTAAAGATTTTGCAAAACAATTAACGGCAACTACATCCGTACCAATAGATACAACTAAATTTACTGGTAGACAATTTGTTGCTGGTGAAGATCCGTTACAGACACAAGCTATTAATTTAGCTACACAAGGTGTAGGATCTTTTAAACCTTTTTTAACTGCAGCACAAACAGCTGTAGGGCAACAGGCAGGACTGACTGGACCACAAGCGTTTCAACAGTTCATGTCACCTTTTCAACAACAGGTCATTGATACAACATTAGCTGACTTTGATAGACAAGCTGCTATGGGTAGACAAGGAATCAGGGACCGGGCAGCTCAGTTTGGAGCATTTGGTGGTGGTAGAGAAGGTGTGCAGATGGCAGAATTTGATGCAGGTAATTTAAGAAACAGAGCATCATTACTTGCACAGTTACAGCAACAAGGATTTACACAAGCTAATCAATTAGCTAACACAGCATTCCAACAACAAGGTAATTTAGCAGCACAACAAATGGGACTATCTAATTTTCAAAGAGGATCTATGGGTCAAGACGTTGCTGCATTAGGTAATCTTGGTGCATTTAGACAAGGATTAACACAATCACAACTACAAGCAGATGTACAAGCAGCTAGAGCGGGAGCATTTGAACCTTTACAAAGATTAGATCAATATGGTGCTGGTCTTGGTAGACTTGCAGGATTTGGATCAACAGCTCAACCAATAGACACTGGTGGAGGAGCTAGCCCACTTGCTACAGCTTTAAGCACAGCTACAGGTATTGCAGGTATATTTGGTAAACTATACGGAAATAGAACGTAATGGCTAAGAAAAAATCAATGTTTCAAAAAGCTAAAGAATATGGTGGAGGTGTTCCTTATAAGCTAGGGTCTGGTGCCATGACAGGATCAACTATTTTTGAACTAGGTAGATATCTAATGGGTATGAAAAAAGGTGGACGTGTTGGATGTGGTATTGCTAAAAAAGGTTTTGGCAAAGCAATGAAGAGGAAAAAATGAAACCATTAAAAAGACCAATGTTTAGAAGCGGTGGACCTCTTAGAGAAGGAATCATGAGTGGTATGCAGGATAGACCTGGGTATAAAAAAGCAGGTTTTGTTGCAGGATTAATTTCTAAAATACCTGGTGGTCAATCTGCTTTAGATTACGGTAGAGGTATTATACCTAGAGTGTTTAATAAAATTAAACCAACATCTGTTCCTAAATTTAGAAAAGATCCAAATATTAAAATAGATCCAGTAACAGGTAATCCAATGACTATATCTACTCAAAGAATTCCTTTCATGGAAAGAGCTGGTATGTTTACTAAACAAAATCCATTTTTTGTTGGAGCTACAGTGCCTTTTGGTGTTAGTGCTGGATTAAATGTTGGTAAAGGTATTTATGATACAGGTCCAGGAATTGTTAAAAAAGTAGCATTGCAAGCAGCAGACCTTGCTGTGCCTGATTTTATATTTGATCAAGATAAATTTTTAGAAAATAAAAAAATTGAAGAATTAAATAAAAACATTAAAGAAACTAAAAAAACCACAGCAGTTCAAGAAAAAGATAAAGTTACTACAACTACACCTAAAATAAGTAGAGATGAAGAAATAGAAGCAAATAGAAAAAGATATTATAAACTTATGGGTATTGACAATATGAAAAAAGATGCTGCTTATGACTCATTAATTGATGCTAGTAGAATTATACAAGAAGAAGGTGGTGATCTTAAAGGATCTATTAAATCAGGTAGTTTACAAAATAAAATTATACAAGCAATATCTGGAAACTTAGATAAATCTGCAGATCTTAAAAAACAAATTGATGCTGCAATACTTAAAGGTGAAATAACAAAAGACATTAACAAAGATAAAGATGCATTAACAAAAGAACTTACAAAGAAAAGAATAGAGTTAGCTGATAGACAATTATTAGGTGGTTCATTAAATGAAACTTTAAGTGAGCTACGAACTAAACAAGGTATTGTTCCAGAAGGTCCTGAATTAGCAGCATTAGCAATACAAAAAGATATTGATATTCCTGCAGGTCACACATTTAATACTAAAGATGTAAATACTTTTTTAAAAGATAACCCAACTCTAAACGTTGTTGATTTTGTTAATGATCAAAATCTTAAACTACAACAGGCAGGAAAAGGAAATTTAGATCCAGGTAATTATGTTGTTGGTAAAAATATTGTTGTAGTTGGTGAGGACGGAACAGTTACCGACGTTATATCATAGGAGTATAAATGGCACTCCCATCAGATTTAAATCCAATATCTTACGATAAAAATAATAAAGTAGGTACAATAGAATCTATATTATCTGGCGTAGTATCCGGTGTTATCGGTATACCAAAAGGATTTTTTTCTTTAGGTGCAACACTTGTAGATTTAGGTTTAGGTACTAGAAGTGCTGCTCAAGTAGAACAATTTTTTGATGATCTTACAGATTTTGATGAGAAAGCAGAGGCAACAGCTGCTGGTAAAATAACAGAAGCATTAGTTAATATAGGTATACCTGCTGTACGTGGTATGAAAATAGGTGCACAACTTGCAGATGATGCAATGCGTGCTAGTAGAAATAATAAATATTTTAAAACAACAAATCCAAATCTTACAAAAGGAATTGATAAAGCAGCAGAATTAAATGCAAGAGGTAAAACAAATAAATTTATTGCGGGCGCTTTAGGTGGTGGTGTTGCTGAAGCTGTGTTTGTTGGTGATGTAGAAAAAATTGGTACGTTTGGAGATTTTGTTGGTGGACCAACTAAGATAGATAGATCAGCAGACGACGACCCAACTAGAGATTTATTAAACAGAGTTAAGTTTGGTACGGAAGGTGCATTATTTACAGGTATTATAGGTGGTACTGGTAAAGTAATTAAAAGACTTACGGACAGAAATAAACAATTAGATGTAGCAAACTCCAAACTAGATAGGTTTATAGATAAAATTGCACAAGGGTTTAGGGCACGGAGCGGTAAGACTCAAGAATTTTTTGATATAGAAAGAACTTCTGTTGGAGAAAGAGCAGCAGACGCAGCCGGTGCTAGAAATATATCTAGAGAGTTAGATCAATCTATAGATAAAATATTTCCACCTATGCGAACTGTATTAAATCAAGCAGAAGCAGCAAAAAGAAAACAAATGTTAACAAAAATAAATGATTTATTACTATCAGGTAAGGCAGAATTAGATGATTTAGGTGTAGCAACATTTGGTAAATTAGATGAAACAAAAAAAATAGCCTTAACAAAAGAACTAAAAAGTATGAATGTAGATGATCAAGTTATTACTGATATACTTGCTAGTCTTTCTACAATACGTGGCAGGTGGTCTGATTTATTTTCTAAATTAGGTAGGTCATTAGGACAAAATGAAATACAAGAATTTAAAACTTTATTTGGTAACAAATTTAAAAACTATATAGGATCTACATACGACATATTTCAAAATCAAAGTATCTTTCCGTGGGTACGATATCAACCAGCTAAACAAGCAATAGACGAAGCAAAAGAAGTATTTAAATCTAGTGCTAAAGAAGCAGGCGAAGAAATGACAGATCTTCAAGCAGAGCAAGCAGTAGCTCGAGTTTTAAAAACTGCAAGGCTACCAAAAGGTATTAGAATGGATAAACCATCTGATGCAATTTTTGAAGTGCCTGCTTTTTTTGTAAATAGAACTACATTAGATGAGGTTGTAACAGCTAGAGGATCTGCGTTAGTTTCTGCAGGTGCAATTAAAGAAGCTGATAGAAAAGTATTTGAAAAATTATTAGGTAAACAACAAAACCCTATGCAAACAATACTAGGGGGTACAGCTAAATTATCTATGATTACGAGAAGAAATCTATTCTTTCAAGATCTTATAAAAAAATCAAAAGAATTAAAAGCAGCAGGACAAAAACCCATGTTTGCAGAAACTGCAGATGAAGCAAGATTATTATTTGGTGATGACTATCAGCAAATAAGAATTGATCAAGCCAAAACCCTTAGTGTTGCAGCTAAAGGTGGATCAGTAAATCCTCTTAATGAACTATATACAACAACCGGTATGGCAAAAGCGTTAGAAGGCACGTCACTTTCTTTTGACAAGGCAGGTATGTTAGGTCAGTTATATCAAAGTTTAATTTTATATCCAAAAGGTTTATCACAAATAGCAAAAACAATTTTGTCACCAGTAACTCATGTTAGAAATTTTATTAGTGCAGGTGCTTTTGCAACAGCAAATGGTATTATACCTGATGGCCAAGCTATTAAAACAGCATATCAAGCATTACAAACACCACTCAAAGGCACAAGACAACAAAACGATCTATATGAAGAATTATTAAAACTTGGTGTTGTAAACTCTAACGTAAGATTAGGAGATTTAACGAGACTATTAGAAGATGTAAATTTTGGTGAAACCATGACATCAGATAAAGGTCTTAGATTATTGTTAAAACCATTATCAAAATTAAAATCTGTATCACAAGATTTATATACAGCTGAGGATGACTTTTGGAAGATAGCATCATGGGCCATGGAAAAAACAAGATTAGAAAAAGCTCTTGCAGATAAAGGTGTTGTAAGAGGTATGACAATAAAAAGAAATGGTATTGACACTGTTGTAGATGAACAATTTTTTAAACAAGAGGCTGCTGATATTGTAAAAAATAATATACCAAATTATGATTATGTATCTGATTTTGTTAAATCATTAAGAAAATTACCTATTGGTAATTTTGTATCATTTCCTGCAGAAATAGTTAGAACGGGCACAAATATTATAAGACGTGGTCTTAGAGAAATTAATGAAGAACTTGTATTACCAGATGGAACTAAAATAAAACCATTTGAATCTATAGGTTATACAAGATTATTTGGTTTTGGAACAACTGTTGCAGCCGTACCCTATGCAACACAAAAAGCATTTCAAGCAATATATGATGTTACAGATGAAGAAAGAGATGCAATAAGAAGATATGTTGCTGATTGGTCAAAAAATTCTACATTATTACCTATAAAAGACAAAAATGGTAATTTTAAATATATAGATTTTAGTCATGCAAATGCATACGACACATTATTAAGACCAGTGCAAACTATTATAAACTCTGTAGCTGATGGTAGAACAGATGAAGATGGTTTAATGGATGATTTTATTGCAGGTACTTTTTCATCTATGTCAGAGTTTGCACAACCATTTATATCTGAATCTATTTGGACAGAAGCTGTAGCAGATTTATTAGCTAGAGGTGGTAGAACTAGAGATGGTTTCCAGGTATTTAATCCACAAGATAACGCCGGTGATAAAGCATATAAAATTATGGGTCATTTAGTAAAAGCACAAATGCCGTTTTCTTTTGAACAACTAAAAAGATTAGATAGATCTATAGAACCTGTAGATATTTTAACAAAAGGTAAGTTCGATAAATACGGACAAACGTTTGAATTTGGAGATGAGTTTGCGGGATTGTTTGGTTTTAGATCAGTTAATATAAATCCAGAAAGAAGTTTAAATTTTAAAATTGCTGATTATCAAAGAGGTGTTAGAGAATCTAGACAATTATTTACAAGGGAAGCTTTACGTGGTGGACCAATAGAACCTAGAGATATTGTTGATGCATATATAAATGCAAATAGATCTTTGTTTGGTGTAAGACAAAATTTTAAAAAAGATATAGATGCAGCTAGAATTTTAAATTTAAGCAATGCAGATTTTAGAAGTGCGACTGATAGATTATCAGGCATAGAAGTTAACACGATAGATAATAATATTTTTAGACCTATAAATATATCTGCAGATATAAGAAAAGCTTTTAGAGATAACGCAGCTAATATAGGAGAAGCAGATCCATTAGCGTCAGCACAATCTGTCATATCGGCTATTCAAAATGAAATGAGACGTATATCATTAGACGAACCAAACTTTCCATTTATAGAAAACCCATTATTACCTAGTGCACAAGAAACACCAGTAACACCTAGTTCATTAAATTTACCTAATATTGATAGCAATTTATTATCAAACACAGTAAATCAAAGTAATTATAACAACTTGAGTACAGCACAGAAACTTGCTATACTTTTTGGACGAGATTAACTATGGCGATAGAACCTAAAACTACTAGAGAACATATTGTATCCCTGTATGGTTACATTACAGGAGTACGTAAAGATATAGCACAGATTAAAAATAACCATCTGAAACATATCCATGAAGACGTCGAGAAGTTGGGCGGTAAGATAGACAAGATCTATTGGGTTCTCTTAGCAGCAGCGGGATCTGCAGCACTCTTCGCTTTAGGACTCTTACTTAACTAATGAATCTT